CGTAACGCTGGCTGCCGGCCAGGGCATTACGCCGGGCGAGGTGCTGGGCAGCGTTGCCGGCGTTTATGAAGCGCTTGACCTTGCCGCTAATGACGGCGCCCAGCATGCCGTCGGCATTGCCTTCTATGCCGCCCAGACCGGTGCCGAGACCGAAAAGCTGGTCATCATCGCCCGGGATGCCGAGGTGAACCAGCACTGCCTGACTTGGCCGGCGGCCATCACCACTGCGCAGAAGCAGGCTGCGATAGTCGAACTCGCCGCCCTCGGCATCATCCTCCGCTAAACTCCTCTCTCCGCCCCAGGATTGCCCTCATGCCCATGCTCGATATTTTCGGGCTGGACGCCTTCGGCGTTCAGTCGCTGACCGCGCGCGTCAACAAGCTGCCCTATGTGCCTAAGCAAATCGGCAATGCCGGACTGTTCGAGGAACAGGGCGTCGTCACCACCACCGTGCTTGTCGAGGAGCGCGAGGGCGCGCTCGCCTTGATCGAGCCGACCCAGCGTGGTGGCCCCGGCGAGACTACTGACCACCCCAAGCGCAAGATCCGCTCCTTCGTCATCCCCCATTACCAGCGCGATGATGCGGTGACGGCCGACGAGGTGCAGAACCTGCGCGCTTTCGGCACCGAGAGCGAGTTGGAGACCGTGGAGAGCTTCATCGACCAGAAATTCGCCAAGCACGCCCGCTCGCTCGATGCGACGTTGGAGCATCAAAGGGTCGGCGCCATCAAGGGGCTGGTTACCACCAAATCGGGGGCGATGCTCTATAATCTCTATCAGGAGTTCGAGATCGCCGAGCCGGCCGCGATCAATTTCGCGCTGGACACCCCGACGACCAATATCCGCCAGCTCTGCTTCGACGTCATCGAGCAGATCGAGAGCGAACTCGATGGCGAGAGCTTCGACAGCGTGCACGCCTTTGTCGGCCGGGATTTCTGGAAATCGCTGATCGAGCACAAATCGGTGAAGGAGACCTATCTCAACACCACCCAGGCGGCCGAGCTTCGCGGCGATCTGCACACGCTGCGCTTTGAATTTGGCGGCATCGTTTGGGAGCGCTACCGCACCGGCATCAAGGCCGCCGCCTCGGCCGGCGCGCCATTCATCGGCATCAACGAAGCCCGTTTCGTGCCGCTCGGCGTCCCGGAACTGTTTATCTCCCGCTTTGCCCCAGCGGACTATATGGAGACAGTGAACACCGTCGGCCTGCCGCGCTACGCCAAGCAATGGCCGGCGCGCAATGGCAAGCGGGTCAATCTGGAGATCCAGTCCAACCCGATCTCGCTTTGCACCCAGCCTGCGGCGTTGCGCAAGGGTGTGCGGGCATGAACTGGTCGGCGCGGCTGGCCCGGCTCGGCCAGGTGGTGGACGGTCAGTTCGCCGAGACCGCCGAGCATCGGCCGATGAGCGCCGGCAGCATCGCCGGCGAGCAGTCCGACCCCCGGCGTCCGGTCCGGCCGGTCACCGGCATCTTCTCGCGACAGGTCGCTCCGGCCATGCCCAAGGACCGGCGTGTCACTGGTCGCGACGACACCTTCGGTGCGACAGCCCTCGCTGGCGAGGCGGTGTTCACCTTGGCCGAGGCGCAGCTCCTCGCCGGCGAGCCGCGCAAGGGCGACTGGCTGATCCGCAGCGACGGTTCGGTCTGGCGCATCAGCGAGGTCCGTGCCGACAGCCCCCAATTCCTTCTGTTTCTGCAGAGCCAGCCATGAGCATCAACCGATCCGCCCTGCGCATCGCCACCGTCTTGGCTTTACGCGGCCGCACCAATGCTGGGGAGGCGGTGTTCGACAGCCGCAGTGACGCGTTGGAGGATGTCGCGCTCGGTGAGAGCGTGCCGGTGATCTCGGTCTATACCGAGGAGGATAAGACCGAGGATCGCCGGCGCAGCATCGACCTAGTGATCGAGTTCGCCGTCAACACCCAGGTCGCCATCGATGAGAGCGACGTGATCGCCGCGCCGCAGACCGATGAGGCGCTCGAACTCACCCTCGATGTGCTGGAAGCGCAGATCATCGATGCGCTCATGCCAGCTGCCAGCCCGGCTGCCGATCTGCTCGCCTCACTCGCGGTCGACATCAGCGTGCGCTCCTCCAAGCGCGGTGTGCTCGACCATGGCAAAGACCGCCGGCTGGCGGCGCGCCAGTTGCTGTTGCGCTGCGTCGTCGTCACCGAGCCGGTCGCCGGCGCGCCGGTGCCGCACCATCTCACCCGGTTGATCGCGCTGATGCAGGCCGATCCATTCTATGCGCCGGCAGCGGCGGGCCTCGCCATCTTCATCTCCCGCAGCTTCGCCTGGACGCCGAGCGAGCGCGAGATGAGCTTCCTGATGCTGGATCGTTGGTCGGCTCGGGCGATCGGCATGGCAGCCGAGGAGACCAAGATGCTGTCCGAGATCGTCATCAATGGCGAGAGCGTCACATGATCCCGGAACTGCGCGATCTGATCGGTCGGGTCACCGAACTGGAGCGGCGGTTGGCCAATATCATCCTCGACGGCGTGATCGCCGAAACTGATCACAGCCGCGACCATTACCGGGTGCGGATCAATGGCGAAACCGGGCAGTTGCTCTCGCCCTGGATTGCCAGGGGCGATGAGGATGCCGGCGTCGGCAGCACTCACCGGCCGATGGCGCCCGGCCAGCAGGTCCGCGTCATCTCGCGCGATGGCGAACTCGGTGCCGGCACCTCGCTGGTCTATCCGGGCAGCTATCGCGACCGCTTCCCGCAGCCCAGTCAAAATGGCGAGGCTTTCGTCACCCGGCTTGGCGATGCCGTTATCACCATGAAAGCGGAGGCCATCGAACTCACGGTCGGGTCAACACGTCTGCAAATCACCGCCGATGAGATCGTCACTTTCGGCAAGACCCGGCTCAATGACGGCGGCCGTGCCGTGCATTATGTCGGCGGTCACGACACGGATGGCGATCGCGCAGTCGACGGCGCAAATCAGGTGCTGGTCTGATGGTCGGGATGGATACCCGCACTGGCAAGCGGCTGTCCGGTTTTGCGCATGTCGAGCAGTCGCTCGCCGATATCTTCACCACGCGCATCGGCAGCCGCATCATGCGCCGTAGCTATGGTTCGGATGTGCTGACCCTGCAAGACGCCCCCGCCACCGAAGCCGTGATCCTGAAGGTGTTCTCGGCCTGGGCCGAGGCGGTCTACCAATGGGAGCCGCGATTCCTGCCGGTGCGCGTCTTCACCGAGCAAGGTGGTGCCGATGGCGTCTTCAAATTCGTGATGGAAGGCTTCTACTTCCCCCGCGGGCATCTGGGCGATTTCTCCGCGCTCGAGCACCGCCTGTCCGAGGCCTCGATCCTGGTAGCGTTGGCATGACGGACGGCATCGGGGGGCCGCTTCAATTGTCCGTGACCGAAGGCAGACCGCCCCCCATCATGAAGAACAACCCGCCGCCTCTCAAGACGGCGGGGCAAGCCTTAGCGTCCGCGCCAGAGCCACAACACCAGAAAGGCACCGATGATGGCCGCTATGTATAGTACCAGCGGCAAGGGCCGCAGACCGATGATGACACTAAGATGGAAGCCGATGAACGCACCGGCAATGCCAACCAGCGCAGTGGTGATGTCGCTTTGTTGTGTGATGAACCGCCGACTAAGCCATGTTTGAGCATAGCGGTTAAAGGCAAGTCCAGCGACGATGCCGATGATCAGAACGATCAGGAAATTGGCAAACGCAGTGGTTGCGATAGCCATGTCTATATCCCCCTCTGCACGTCTCGCATCTCGAGCGGCCCATCTTGCTGGATGGCCAACCTTTGAGATGACGCGCCCGTATAAAAACGATCAGTCGCTCTAAAGTTCGAGACGGTCATACTCTAATGCCACGTTTTGCCACCGCGCTTGACCTGTCGCAGCTCGCCCCGCCGGACGTTATCGACCGGCTTGACTATGAGGCGATCCGTGCTGCGCTGATCGCCGACTTCAAGACGCGTGTGCCCGACTATGATGTGGAGATGCTGGAGAGCGACCCGGCGGTAAAGCTGCTTGAGGTTGCCGCATATCGCGAGCTGATCCTTCGCGCGCTGATCAATGACAAGGTCCGGGCGCTGCTGCTGGCCGCTGCCAAGCATGCCGATCTCGATCAGCTCGGAGTGTATTATGGCGTTGTGCGGCTCACGATCACGCCGGCGACGGGAACTGGACCGGCGGTGATGGAGAGCGATGAAGCCCTGCGCCAGCGCATTCAGCTGGCGCCGGAGGCCTTCTCCACCGCCGGTCCGCCCGGCGCCTATGAATTCCATGTGCTGTCGGCCGATCCCGTCATCAAGAGCGTCGGCGTCTATGCACATGGCGAGAGCGAACTGCGGCCCGGTGAGGTGCGAATCTATCTGCTGGCGCGCACAGGAGACGGCCCCCCCGCACCGGCGTTGATCGAGAAGGTCATAGCCTATCTCAAGGCGGGCGGCGACAAGCTGCCGGCCACCGACATGGTGTCAGTGCTGCCAGCACAGGTCGTGCCCTATCAGGTCCATGCAGTACTCAGCCTGCCGCCGGGCCCAGATCCGCTGATCGTCCGGCAAAAGGCGGAGGCGGCGCTCGCCGCCTATACCGCCTCGCGGCATATCGTGGGCGCGGGTGTTCCGCTCTCGGGGCTGAGCCGGGCGGCCTTCGCCGACGGCGTCGAGGCGGTGACGATCATCACACCTGCCGCCGATATTATGGGGGCCATGGGCGCGGCACCGTTCTGCTCTGACATCCAGGTGTCGACGCGGATTCTGAGCTGAGCCTGCCTTGATGACCGATCAGCATCTGTTGCCGGCGAACGCCACGCCGCTGGAACGCGGCCTTGCGCTGACCTTCAGCCGGCTGAACGCCGTGCCGGCGCCGATCGACACGCTGCTGCGGGCGGAGCAATGTCCGGCGTCTCTCCTGCCTTGGCTCGCCTGGGCCGTCTCGGTCGATTTGTGGGACCAGTCCTGGCCGGAGGTGAAGCAGCGGGCGATCATCGCCGAGAGTTTTGCCCTACATCGCAGGAAGGGCACCGTCTATGCTATCGGCCGGTATCTGGCCTATGCCGGGGCGGAGCTCAAACGCGCCATCACGCCGCCGGACAAGGCCTTCGCCGGAGCTTCGATGACAGCAGTTGAGCGCTCTCAATGGCTCGCCCGCTTTCCGCAGATCCGCATCTATGCCTTCCGCGACCGGGGCCGCCGGACCTATGGCGCCTTTACCCGCGGCACTTGGCGCTGGGGGAAGACGTTCCTCGCCCATGGCAGGGTGTTTCCGTATCGGACGGACGCCGCCGCACGTTTGGGCCGACGGGCGTTCCTCTGGGACAAGGGCGGCCATCATCTGGCGACGGGGAAGGAAACG